CAAAAATTCGTTAAAGGTGTGTCTATATCTTATCAATGATAGGAAATAGATGCCCCTTAGCTCAGCTGGTTAGAGCATTTGGCTGTTAGCCAACTATTCACCGGAAGGTCGTCGGTTCGATCCCGACAGGGGCAGAATATCTTTTATTAGAATGTTATACATTCTAATATAAGGTCCTGTAACTCAGTTGGTAGAGTGAAGCCGAATGTGGCTCTCTTGTTAGTCTTATGAGTACCAATGTGTACATAATCTAGCTGAACGTCGAGGGTTCGATCCCCTCCTGGACCATCTTTTTTTGTTAATTTCACATTTTTAATTAACAAAAAATTCAAAACCCAAACTCAACTTTCTAACGCCGAAAAGTTCAACGACCTTATCAATCTGGGTAATCATGCTTACATTTTTTTCTATTTTTTGATTTTTCACAGTATATTTCCAAAATGAAAACATACTTTACATTCATTACACATCAACCTATTGAACAAGTCCCTTAACCTTTTCAGCCACATTATCAATTGCCTTAGCCAAGGCAAAATCCTTGAGAGAAATCCCATCTACCTCCACCGTGCGAATCGTGATAGCGACGTTTAAATGACTATTCACAATTTTTGGATAATGACTTGCCAAAAGCGCTTCCTCAGAAACCAAATTTACAAAAATAATCGCCTTGCGATAATCCGTAAATGTGAATTCGCGGCGCAAATGAGGACGTTTCATTAAAACACCAGACCAGTACGGAAATTCACGAAGTCGCGCAATGAGTTCACGACCGTAGAGTTTACGTGTATTGTCATATTGTGATAGACGTTGGTCCAAAATTATCATATCAGTAGCAGACTTCTTCTTTACAAGTCCAGTAAAAAATTTGTGGACACGCTGAAGGACTCCGTTTTCGGCGCGTTGAATAATAGGCTGAACAGGTATCAAAGTCATTTCTTCCACCTTTGCGTAAGCCAAAAAGCGCTTTTTAATCATCGGTTTTTCGTAAGGTACAATAGTACCAGGCGAAATTACATTATCAGCCTTATAACAAGAATACATCCTCTTACTATTAATAAACCAAAATTGTTTAAGTTGCGCAATTGTCACAAGTTACATCAACACTGTGAAAGCAAAACTGAGCAGCCGAATCAAAGACTAAGCTAGAAGAAGAAACACAAACATTAGTACAAGCACTATAGCAAGCAGCACAAAGACCGGAATGACCAACATAGCGTTGTTGTAAGGAATCTTTATAAGTAATTAAAAAAGCCTCCTTTCGACTAAGAAAAAGGCGTTCATACTCACGACGATAATACATCATATAAACGTCCAAAAACATATCCTTATGTTTTAAGGCCTCAGTTTTGGCATGTGTATCAGCCAAGATTGAAATTTCACGTGATAAGCCAGTATAAGTCTTGTCTAAAAAATCAGCACACAGTGGACAGCTCATAGACTGTCGCTTAACTAATCTACCTAGGGTAAAAAGTGCCACTAGCATAAATCCCTAATATAAATCTAGCATCAACGTCTTATACCGTTAGAATGGCCTGCCAATCAAACTCTGAATATAGCTTCTTAAATTCGTGGAGTGCATCAGGAACTGGTACAGTAGAACCACCAGTCCACTTAGCCCACTGACTAAGGTCCATCATGTCTTCGGGTACATCATCGTTACCACCAAGAATTCGCTTTGCCTTGAATAGCACGTCAATTTCGCCACAAAGTCGCGCCTTCACGTCCTTCTGTCGCCAGTTTGAAAAGGTGTGTCGCGCCCAAATCGCCTCAATGGGTTCCTTGTATTGAAGAGCTGTCAATGCTATTTTCCATGGTACAATTGGTAATCCAGGCGTGTAATCGGAACCCATAAGTACACACAGGTCCACAAAACGTGATTCATTTAAACCAAGACCGTCACGAATTACTACTGGGTCATAATCCTCCCATTGAGTCCAGAGATTCATGTTTTCAACCAAGGTCTGTCGTGGTGCCAAGAGTCGGCAACCACGCGCAATAAAATCATAATCGTGACTGACAATCGCATCTAGAACGCCACGCCGAAACCAATACGCTAGCAGTGTATCAGCTTCACAATTTGGCACAATAAACAATGTACCGGTAGCCTCCAAGAAGCGCTTGACTTCCTCTTTGATTCCATTTGTCAAAATTGGAAATCGTGATTCCAGTTCCCTAATCTGCACCAGGAGCAAATCGCGTCGCTCAGATACAGTTTCGTGTTCTAGTTGATTCTTAAGCTCGTAGCACTTATCAGTCGCAACCTTGCGTTCACTAAAACGCTTGTCATTGACCATATCCTTTTCACTTGGTGGCTTTCCATCAAATACATAAATCAAGTTGATTTTATGAGCCCTAAAATAAGCTATCTGTTGTGCTATAGCCTCCAGGGGCGCTTGTCCTTTGCTTAATGCGCGATAAAGAAAGCATGAAATATCGACTCCAATGCGCTTATTGAGCCAATGCGACCAATTCACAGACTTTACAGTCTCAGGAATGGTCTTCTTAATACAAATATGGAGTCCGCGGATTCCCATTGCGTTAGGTGTTTGGGACTTAATACACACAAACTTGTCATATCAAGTTTATGCGAATTATTACGAAATATATAATTGATTACGTAAAATACCTAACGGTAATGCCACCACCATTGTCCAGGGTTAAAATCTGTTATATTCTTGTAGTGTATATCTGGGGGCCCATTTATTCTTTGGTCTAGCAATATATGATTGCGCCCTTGGATCACGATTCTGTTGGAATACCTCATCTGGAATGCGAAAATAAGCAAACCCCTCCTTTTTATCACCATATAACGCATTCCAAACCAACTTGTGTGTTAAGTGGAAGATAACTGCAAAAACAAGACCATGAACCAAAGCCACAGTGTATTTGCTACCCTTTGGTGGCAAGCTAACCAAAATACCGGGAGTTAAAACAAAGAAAAGACCAGCAACAAACAAACTCATCAACAAATGGAACATTTTTATAATGTATTAATAAAATTTTCCAAGTCAGGATGTGTCATTCGCATAGATATTTCAACATGATGAGATGCCTTGTGGACATTAGATTGCTCTAAAAAGGTCTGTTTATGGGTTGACCACAGTGAACACCACATATCCGTATTTACACTTCCTGATAACCACGAAACAAGAAAATTGCCCATATCCAAAGCTAAAACTGCCTTCAATACATAGTAAGCAAAGACCGATGTATCCTCTGACCAAATATCTGGCTTACGTGCTAAGATAGCAAAGGCCTGGCTCTGTTGCCATGTAATCTGCTTTAGCCAGGTAATACCAGTAAAATCATTATTTGGTGAATGTATAATACACCAAAGCCATTCTGCATTAAGTTCTGTCGCTGCCTCAAAGAGCGCCTCAGTAATTTGTCCACCAAGAGACTGTTCTAGACATGTTTTAACTGTTGTACTAGGCATCACATCCCAATCAAAGGCGTGAATACATTCGTGAATTAATACGCGGTCCCATTCCTCTAATCGAAATATATAAACCTCAGGTATGCCGTGCCGAGCCCACCCTCCGTTCACTTCAGCCCGTGTAGGAAAGTGTCCAGCTTTCAATCGTCTATCGTTTGGTATGCGCCACCAGTTCACACAAAAACCGACAGGGGCGCCTAAATATCGTAAGATACGAAAGCAATGTTGAGCTTCTGTATTTAGCTGATTCTTATCATCTGATACATGTCCCCATAACAGCATAGTATAAGACCCGTCACTAAAACATAAACATTCGGTATCCTCGCGTAATATCCACATACTGATTGTCCCGTTATCCCACAACTGCTTCTGTAGCGACTGTAGTTCCTGTTGTTCGCTTTGAGACACGGGGCTTTGTAGCCTTTGGTTTACCGGTGGCCTTTGGCTTACTTGACTTTGTTTTATCATCTCCTGTAGATTCAATAATCGCGTTCCCAGAGTCAGCTGTGACTCGTTTTTTAGTTTTTCCAGTTCCTTTGGCGACGCTTTTCTTAGTTGTAGATGTGTTGTAGATGGCACTGTCATCCACTCCGTCTTCTCTAGGCTCCATATTGCCTGAAGTGCTGGTTCCATGAACCTCTACTGGTAGCGCTGATTCTAATTTTGTAAGAACCATATCCGATTCCAAATGTGCCGTACGCCAAAAGGCAATACAAATATCCAACAAGATTTTTTCCAATGAAATAGGGTTACGATAACTGGTATTGGGTTCGGCCGTCGCAATAGCAAAGATTGCGGCCTTAAACATGGGTGCCGTACAGTAGGAGTTCAAAAACGCCTTTTCAATGGCACAACTATATCCATCTAAAAATTCAATACCCGTTTGGCACATACCTAACAAATCATATACTCGTTCCCGTATCCATAAGGCTAGTAAAAGTGGTGGTGTTTCCACTTTCTTTTTAGCTGCTCGAATACAACCACGAATTATTTCAATGATTAAATCCTCATAACAATTGGCAATAATACGCGGATAGCTATTATTGTCCATACATGCCTTTCCCCACTTGGTTACAGCAAAAGCTCTGTCCATACGCCCATCAAAGGCTTCGTATGCTGATGCTATGCTAGGTATATCCTTCCAGGTTTCTGTCCACTGAGCTAAAGTCGGTACCGGTACACGCACACGTACAAATAAATCCTCTACCACAGAAAGTGCTCCTGTAATCTCACGCGCACACAGCCATATCATACCTGTACCACCTTCGGGACAAACACGCGTCTCCATAATCCAACGTAAACGAATAGCAGCAGCTAAACTCAAATTATGGGCGCGCCGTAAAAACACAATTTTACGTTTGTTCGTCTTGAGGCCGGAAAACACATCACCGGCTGAAAATAACATCGAAAGTACCTCAACTAGAATCTGTTTATCTTGCATAGACATATCGGGTATATCTATTTCAAAATGATAAGGACTGCAGTATACACGACATTCGTAATCATCATTAACCTTAAACATGCGTATATCCTTGGGATAGACGCTTGCCAAACTAACACCCAAGCCGTCAGCTAATTGTTGTCTAGCCATTGTAGTCTTACCTGTACCAGGTGGTCCAACATATAACCATGGAAATTGTAATTTTTCCATACCTTGAATTATAAAGGGGTTAAACCTTTACGCCCTATTTAATATAGAGTGGATGGAATTTGGAATTCCATGGCAAAATTGGAACATAAATGACATTCAATACGGATTATCACAGAGTAATACAAGAATAGAGGATGGACTTTTTGTACCTATATATTTTTCAGATAAGTATGTAAAGTGTCAAGCCTTTCATTTGTTATCACCTGAATTGACAATTCATGAAATGGAAACGGCAAATGATGGAATTTTTTTACATTTTAAAATTCCAAAGGATTCCGAATTTAGTCGAAAAATGCGGGAATTTGACCAACGAAATTTACATGAGGCAGAAGATTTTAAGGAAGGCTGGTGGCCAAAAAATAGAATTACGAATCCTATTTCATATAAAACGGCTCTTAAGACTCTACAAAACGGCGACCTAGAATGGCGTCTTCAAATTCCTGATTCTGGCATTTTTTCATGTTATGATACTCAAAGAAAGTCCTGGTATGCATCAAATGAATCTGGTTTAATGAAACGCAAATGGAAGATACTGGCACGTACTTCAGGTCTATGGATTAATCATAATTCATTCGGTATGGACTGGAAATTGATTGGCGCCTTTGTAGTATAATTACATAAAATACTCAAAATAGATAAATAGACAAAAGCAAATTACTATAGAAAACAGAAAACAGCAATGAGTACTTGCTGGTGTATGATATCGTCTTATAATTATGACAGATGACTGTCCTTCATAGTTTATTTTACAAATAGGGCAAAGATTAGGATTTACTAAGAACCAATGCTCCAAGCAATCGCTATGAACGAAAGGTTTACAGTCACAAGGAGCATCATATTTTATAACATCGGGTACATCAGAAAGACAAATAATACAATCATCCTTCATTTCAGTATAGGCCATTGTAGATAATCATTCAATATTGTTTTAGACCGTGAGACATAATACAAATTTATAAAAAATTTGTATTATGTGAACTATCAATCAAGAATTAAGTATTTGCAATAACATCGCGCAAGTTTGATATGGTTACAGTAGCAACTGATGCACCTATCAATATACCGGGAAGTACGAATAAGAAGGTTGTAGCTAGTAAGAATTGTAACAAATATTCTGGATTACGTGAGAAATAATACAAGGCCAGGCCGTAACTGAAGATAGAAACAGTTGCGGAAAAGGCTACAATCATGGACATTAATTTGGAATTATTGGATGTATCCTTGGGACTCAATGCGCCAAATGTTGTAATTAAAAGTGTAAACAACACAATATTTATGAGTACACCGATGAGATATACTGGGTTCATCCTATTGAATACATATATTCAAAAAAACAGCGTCAATAGCCTTTCATTATGTTCGGGGACCTCATGGGTATTTTATTAATAAGAGCGTGAGGTTGTCCTAGTTTCGTAGTAATAAATACAAACATTGTTATAAAAATTAATAAAGTGATAATAACAGGTACAAAAAAATTAAGCCAATAGATTGAGCTTAGCTCCTTTTTATTAGATGCCATATATCCCTATTATGGTCAGTTATTTAGTGGACGCCGATGCTATCAATGGTGCAAATGGTGCACATGCGGTGGCCTTTGCATCAACGACTAGAGGCATAATAGCTTCATTCTTAAACATATTGGGTATGTATCCACTAAATATGATTTGAACTATAAAATGAGATAGAAAAATAAAAATTATGATACCAAATATAATACCCACAATGGCTGCAAGCCAAGTTTCAATCTGTTTGGGTCGAATGCCATTTTTTGAACTTATAGGAACAGTTAATGAAGAATCTGCAGCAGAAGCGTTTAATTCATCATCTAGAGTCCCTGTTGATTCTCCGTGTAAATAAACAGCATCGTTTTTTACATCGGTTAGTGGGTTAATACGCTGGCATTGAAGAGCACGTGTTAAATAAATACCCTTATCTTGGTTTGTTTTTTCACTTACTTTCTGTTTATCAATTGTACTCTTGAGTTGAATGGTCGCAATAGAAGAGCTCATATTACGGGCCCGCTCCATAGTTGCTTCGTGTTGTGGTACTGGAGGCAATAGATTACTAGCGACTGCTGTAGAACGAATGCGTTTCGCATCGTTAGCAGAAATATAGGTCGTCTGTAAAATAAACCAGGTCAATGAGGATGTAGCTGATTGACACTGCGTTGCGACATAGGGTTTATCCGAATTACGATTTCGTAAATCAATACCCTTATACATAACAACACTTCCCTCAGAAATAATCTTTTCTAAACTTGATAGACGTACACTACCATTTTGGTTCGCCATTTCAGTAAAATATGGATTAGATTTACTGTCATCAATCGTAATAGGAATAGCGACAGCAATCTGTTTGAAGGGGTCAAATACATCTCGAAAATATAAATTCATTTCCAAATCATAGGTATCTGACGCCTTGAAATTCCGATGAGCACCCTTCTTCCAAATTATAGTATCAAAAAGAGCGTATTTAGTCGTATTATATATCAATTCAGCAAGAGGCGATTCGTCGACTGTGATACCATCAAGTCCAGCACGTGAAGAAAACATCTTCGTTCCAGTAACAGGGGCTGAAAATACAAGTGAACAGGATTCGCATACAGGCATATCGGCTAAAGCCATAGTTTTGGGAGGATAAAAAGGTGTTTCATCACAAGATAATCCAATTGCAGGATCTCTTAGACCTGGCATTCTCTTAATGGGTTGGTGTTAAATTCTTGGAGCAGAAAACACATTTGTACGAATTAAATTTTTACAAATATATATAAGTGACAAAATTAAGAAACATATGGAATATAACGGGGTAAATTATAACGATATGTTGTAGCAACAAAAGTTTGGCCTAAAAGAGGTACACTAATCGTCTCACCTGAGAAGATTTCGTCACAACCATTATCATCTTCACAATTTCTATTTTTATAAGACACAGGAACTTGAATAGGATTAATTCCATCACTACGTGTGTAATAATTATACCGGTCTCTTGCTACTGCAACTTTACGACCAAAAAGAGGTAACAAGGTTCTATTCGGTGTAGCTGACGTTGCTGTTCCACCAGGTGCAGCAAGTACACCAACTTGTTGAAATTGCTCAGGTAATCCCTGTGTAGGTATCTGAATCGGTATAACTGGAACACCGGGTGGGGGAATAAACCCGCGTGTATCGACTGGAGCACCATAATAACGTTCAGGGGGCGACGGTCTTTGCTTATTATATTCATGTTGCGTATCACGCATTTCAATCATAGGAACATTAAGTTGTTGCTCGACTCTGCGTTCATTACCACTACGTTCATTGCTACTATGTTCATTAGTACTAGATTCTATTACAGTAGGTTTAGCAAGACTTTTTAGGTCAACCGGTATGCTAGCACCCATTTTATGATGATAATAGACACCAGCAAACAAGGTGACTAAAACTACCAAGACAAACAGCAAAAAACCAGTATCCATACACCAAAATCCAGGTGGGCATACGGCATTTAGCGCACCTCCTAGCATTTTTTTGATTTGACGACCCTTAGCCATCTTCCCTTACTTTGAGGCTGTATTTTTGTCACCACTACCATCAAATACCGAAGTTAAGTATTTGATATGAGACATTATCAGACTTTAGCCAATTTTTCTTTCTTGATATTTTCACGTGCTAATTCGGTAATAGACATTTGTGATGTCTTATAAACGTCAGACCATACTTTTGGATTTGCAAAATATACTGACATAGACCCCAACTTCTTAATCATTTTGACCAGTGGATTTTGGATTTCAGATAAGGGATTTACAGGGTATTCAACAGAATTACTAGTAAATCCTTCGGGTAAATAGTATGTCTTGTTCTTTGTGACCATGATAAGTACACCAAAAAGTATCATAGTAATTGAAATAAGACCTAGTGCAAGTCCAAGTGGTTTAACATCCATATTGAATCTTATTATTCAAACATAAATAAAATGTATTTATTTATTTTCGAATAAAAATTAGTAATTTATTTAGCAATAAATTGTTCGGCCATCTTGGAAAGATTTCCCATATCACCAGCACCACCTTGACCACCAAAATAATTCTGAAATGTATCCATCATCTGCTTACCATCAGTAATAAGGGGTTTGAGTGTATTCAAGGTACTCATAAGTTGTTTCTGAGTATTGATAAGATCCTGTGTATCCTTTGTCATAGCGCTAATTTGGTCGGGATTAAGAGACTTATAGGCATTTAAGAAGGTTGTACCAGCATCTAGATGATAGTCCTCATCATCGCCTTCAGTAGGTATCTTATATTTCTTACCTAGCTCAAACTTTTCAGCACGACTTCCATTATCAGGTGGTAAATTCTTTTTCGTCTTCTTTTTCTTAGGCTTCTGCTCGACAGGTGGATTACTGAATCCCTCTTCATCATCTTCCGCAACATCTTCAAATTCCTCCATCTCTTCTACATCCTCAAACTCCTCTTCACTATCATCATCGTCTTTCTTATTAGCAAACCCTTCGACAGCACTACTTCTAAAATTCTCAACTGTTGTAAATGGGACAAATTTCTCATCGACTATAATTTCATGCGGTCTACCAAAGGGTAAATAGGCACCCAAAAATGTCGCGATAGCGATAAAATATAAGGTATTATACATAGGTAAACGAAGACCAACACATACTAGTCCTACGCCAAACGAAAGAAGTAATACATCAAGTCTTCCAATGACCCCAGTATAAACAATAGTTAAAAGTATCAAAAGGGTTGGAAAAAATTCGATTTGTGTGCCGGGAAATATCTTAGCCATTAGGCACTCTATATTTTAGGAGTAAAATAACCCTTAAAATAAAGATAAATAGTGTTATACAGACTTACAAAAATCGACTGATTAGATTGTCGATTGTGTCATAAAGACCTATTAATGTGGCAGCTACAACAGCCTTGATTCCAATTCCAGCAAGTGAAAGTTGTCCACCTGATGAAAATGCCCAGTGCGCGTACTTAGAAAGGTATAAATCAACGACCGGTAATGAAAGTATGAAAAATACACACGCAACTACAAAGGGCATCTTTAGAGCATCTGTAATGTGCGCCCACATGTTCTTTTTAGCAGGTGCCACTGGTGCTTGCGCAGGTACAACATGTTTTTCCTCACGAACTTCATGCTCTTGTTCATAATGAGGCTGTTGACCGTAAGGCACCATTCCAGGACCCATCATAGGCTGAGGGGGCATCATATTTGGTGGCTGATACATATGGTATCCCATTTGAGGATTTGGCATTTGCTGTTGCTGTTGCTGTTGAGCATGCATAGGTAGCTGTTGATTTGATTGTTGTTGATACATGGGTTGATGTGGCTCTGGTTCACCGGGAGATTCAGCACCTCCGCGATTCATCTCCTGTATAATACGTTGAACACGCTCACTGTCTGAACCACCAGCATCTGGAGCATCGTCGCTTTCTATTTTTTCCAAAGGCGTGGACTGAGGCATTAAAGTGATATTATGTAGTTACATAATTTTACTTTATAACAAAAATAACGCTAGGCCAATTATTCATTAGAGACAAAACTAAACGTTTCGATGGTCTTTTCCTTAGGGTCAGTAGGACAGGTGACTGCTTTAGGTTTAAATTCGTGACACTTACCACCGATTTGATAAACAACATCACGCATCTCATTCACGGGTGGACCCCGTAAAACTACACAATCTCCTTCTTTACACATTGGACGAAAGAGAGCCGCAATTCCAAAACCAATGACACAGCTTAAAAGGATTCCTATTTTTTCATTGGCTAACCACGATTCTAATTTCATAGAAGGTGCCATAGCCTATCCCTAATATAAAGTATGATAATGGTTTGATGATAAAATTGATTCATCCAAAAAATTAAATTAAGGTGTAAGAATTCATGTGCGATTATACTTATAGACGCTACTTATGTGGTTTAGGTATAATAGGTGCTATAACAGGATTCCTAATAGCAGTTTGTGAATCGAATAATTTACCAACAAGCTTACCAAATCAAGATGTAAGCCAACTTCATTCCGAAGCAGATTTAAATGCTGCAGAAAAACTACAAAAACATATTTATAGCAGTCATGAATTTAAGATTGTAATTGCTGGAATCGTCACAATGGGTTTATCATTTATTTGTATTGTAGTAATGATGTGTATGGGTTTAACAGAATCTAAAAAACCACGACCTTACAATAAAAATAGGCGCAAAATTAATCCTGTTCTAGAACCATCCGAAAAAGACCTTTCAAATACTAAACGTGTTGCTTTTCCAAATACAGTTAAATACTTGCGTTAATAACACCCATGTTAGACCTCTGTTATAGAATAATTTTAGTCTAAGACGTTAGGAGACATGAATCTGTTCGCAAATATTAAATTTTTTCCCCTACTCTTATCATTTGCATTTGGCATATTTTTTGTATATATTATGAAGCCATCACCGATTATTTTAATTAAATATCCTAACGTTGAAAATGCTGGTAAATTGATATACAAGGACCGCAACGGAACCTGCTTTATTTATGAAACAAAGGAGGTTGATTGTAATAAGAATGAGGCGCGTATTAAACCTTTTCCTCTTGTTTAACTCACCTCTGCATCTTTAATGGGTAGAACACGATGTTTAACTGATGTTTGTGTTGCATTCAATTTATAAACAGGATGTGGTACAACTCTTTCATCGTTTGAAGCAGGGATATACATACGACGTTTTATATCAAATACTTCTAAGGATTCGCGATACTTATATTGCTTATCGCGAAGAGTCTTTTCCAGATTAGCTAACTCCATTTGAATACGTCCGATTTGTAAACTCAAGGTGTCACGACTAGCGCCCGGGGTTGCCCCACGCCACATCTCAATGGTTTGTAATAGTGTTTCCTGCTTTTCCGTGAATAGTGTTTCAAACTGCGATGCCTCTTTTGCTATTTCTGTGCGTTGTTGTAACATATATTGACCGGCTGCTTGTAAATCTTCTGGCCGTGTTGTCTTATTAATAACATAAGCTGCGTCTGAACCCTTTGCAGGTTGAAATGTTTTGACGGCGTGACCTTTTGAGTCTCTTACAAAAAAAGTACCTGTTTCTAAATCAAGTCCTACATTTGGAGCTCTGGCTTTTATTGCTAAGGCTGCTTTTTCAATAGATATGATGTCCTTCGGCTTTGCTGCGCGGGCCATCTCTTCCTATTCTTTTCATTGAGGAAAGGAGAAGATGGATCAATCGCTACTTTATATGATTATGGTTCTTGGCGGAATCTTCATGGGAGCTATTCCTTTCGGTGTATATATGGGTTCTGCCACACTTTTTGGTATATCGGATTCTACATCACCACAATTATTAGTAATGTTATTTATATCAGTTTTAGTTATTTCCTATATAACTGGATTAGCTTCATTAGGTGTAATACAGCAAAATAGTTGTGGCAAGATTAAGAATATGAAACAAATAGCCGGAAATGCGGGTTTATCAACACTAATCATAAGTCTGGTGTTGGCTCTAGCAATTTATTTTCCGGGATTACGTGGTCTTGTAACTGGTCTTTTTTCACCTACAATTGACCCGCTTATAGTACAAGCAATTGGATATTCATATTTCCTATTCTGGGGCGGAATGTATGGTTTAGTAACAGGAGGCTATTTATCATCCAATTGTGGACAGTAAGAGATACATTAGAATAACCCAATTATAAAATATCAGTTTATAATGAAAACTGATATTTTACAAAATAAACATTTTAATATCTACTTAATTTTGGGGGACTACTACCATAATAAATATATTGTGGGTTTCCATTTTGTGTATTATTAGCAAGTACGTAATAGCCTGGTTGATTTTCTTGTAAACCTATCATTGAGCTAACAGGCTTGAAAGCGGGAGCAGGAGCAGGAGCAGGAGCAGCAGGCATAGGTGTCTGCTGTGTTATTTGTGGCATAGAATGACTTGGCATCTGTCCACTTGTTAAACCCTGATTATAAACCGGGGCGCCTAAAGAGCTATTTGCTACATGAGCAAATTGACTTAAAACTACTAAAGAAACACCATATGAAATAAATGCCCAGAATATTGCGAAAAGCCAAAAAGGTAAAACGGTATGTGATTCACCACGGCCTATTCCAAATTCTTTCCAATCACCACCGGGTTGAAACATTATGCGTGGGCGAAAATATAAAACAACTGCAATTCCAAGAATATAAACAGCAAATGCAAGAGCCAAAATAGGCAATGACATAGTCCCTACTAACATCTTATACAAAAACTTAGTAAAAATAACCAAAGTCTAGAGTTTCCCCAATTAAGATAAGAACAACCTATGAGGGGAGCTCTTAGACAAAGCGGTCAATCATTCGATTGTCCACATGCGAATCTAGATTTTTCATTGGATGAAAAAAATGTGTAGTATTGATATCTTCTGCTAACCAGTCATGTCTATATTCAACGTGTTTAAATTCATCAGGGGTATCATATTTTAAATTATAATGTAAGGCAACAGTGGGAAAAAGAGTTTCTAAGAAAAAAATAGATTTATTTTGATTGGCATAATCAGCAATACATTGTAATAATTTCTTGGATAATCGCGATGCGCAAACCATAGCTCTAAAATGAGGTTCTGGCAAATTAATTGAGAACAAAGGCCAATGCCAGAACCATGTACTTTTCATATCATCACTCTTTGGAGTAATTTTATTACAAAGTAAGTCCTGGTCAGGATATTTGGTATCAATATTTACAATAGTATTTTCATTATAAAAATACACATCATCTTCAATAAACCACACATGTTCATAGACAGTATTGACTACACTAAAATAGTAGAGTGCTTTATCCCACGCATTAACTTTTTGTAATGGTGAAATTGTAGATGAAGAATTACAAAATCCGAATTTATCTGCTTCAGAATTTACAACTTGGATAATTTTCACTTTAGAAAAAACGTGTTGGTATAGCGCCTTAAAATCAACCTTATTACTATCACATACAATATATACATCATAATTTACGAATTTATCCAAAAATTTAATCCATACATCAGAAGGATTTACCGTTAATATACAAACGCATTTTTTTTCACCCATAACTATTTATTATATTTGGTTTCTCTTAAAATAGAAATAACTAAAATTTTGTGTGTACTCAGCCAAGGTATAGATTTTATCTGGATTTTGTAAACTTAAAATTAATTTTTCATTAACGACTGGCATGATATCTTCATCACGATTTGTTTTCATTGAACCACCACTAAAATGAATAAAACATGGTTCTGTTTTGAGAATAGGGTTGACAAGTCGTCCATTTTTAAAATGTAACTCGTTCCAGTCAACTGAAAACATATTTTGAAAAATTTTAACCTCTGAATCTAATTTATATTTACCTGTTTGATAATGGGCAAATACAAATTCTGCCATATATGCTTGGTCAGTCCCATCTTTACAAATTTGTTCAACAGTATCAATCGTTTTCCATGTATAATATTTCTTAAGTGCATGGGCATAACCCATAAAACCACCTCCATTAACATATTTATAGCCTGTTTTAACTCCTAAATTTGGATAACGCGATAAGTATTCTCCTGGCCAACAATTCAATTCAGAGCCAAAAAGAATGTCGCAATTGTATTCTTTAAATTTGCGTATAATTTCATCTGAACTAGCACTAGCCAACATATCATAACCATCTATTACACATATTATATCATCGTCTGCAATATGTTTGATGGTCTTCATAATTGCTTTTAATTTTCCAAAAAACCCAGTCCATACTGTTTCTGTAATATATTCTATTGGAAGATTACATAACTCTGCACTAGCTTTAAGATGTTCAAATCTTGAGATATCACCTGCGCCGTATGTTAATACATGAAGCATTATTTATCTAGTAATCATAAATTATTGTTAAGCCCTGTTAACGTAGTCTTATTAATATGTATAAAATACATATTTTATAGTGTAATAATATCTTCTGTGTCGCCAACCACGATAGATTCTTTGAATATTAATCACTGCCTTTATTTCAATAACATTATTTTCAATTAAAGAATCAAAGAATTTTCTACAATACCTTTCTTGATGTACTATTTCATTTGAACGTCTTCTTTTTGGATGATGTATCTGTTTTTTCAAAAAATAACTATCAACCGTTCTTTCAGGGCTTTTCAAACGCATTCTTTTGAACGGTAAGGTATCCATTACGGCTTATCCTAGTAAATTCTTTAGATAAAAAATTAAATTGTGAATTTAGAATTTACAATTTAGAATTTAGAATTTACAATTTAGAATTTACAATTTAGAATTTAGTCTTCCATAGCCCCACCCTCATCCTCATCCTGACCCACTGCTGTATCATACGCCGATGCCTCCACATTGCTCATATCAAAACCT